CCTTCGGCACCTTGTATAGCTTCACCTTGAATACCTTGGAAACCTTGTAGACCTTGAGTACCAAAACCTACTGCTCCATCAATACCTTGAGGTCCTTGTACACCTTGTATACCTTCACCCGTAGCACCTTGAGTACCAGAACCACCATCTGGACCTTCTGGGCCTTGAACACCTTGTGGTCCTGTTCCGCCAGAGCCCTGTGCACCAAGAGTACCTTGGAAACCTTGAACACCTTGAGTACCTTGTGGGCCCGAACCGCCTAAACCTTGAGGGCCACCTGGGCCTTGAATACCTTGAGTACCATCACCTGAAGGACCCTGTATACCAAATCCATCAGCACCTTGAGGACCTTGAACACCCTGTGTACCAGCTCCTGTTGTACCTTGAATACCTTGTGAACCTTCTGGGCCTGGTTGGCCTTCGCCACCATCTCCACCTTGTAAACCTTGAGGTCCGTCAGAACCTTGAACGCCTTGAATACCTTGTGTACCTTGTCCACCGATACCACCTGTTCCAGCAATACCTTGTAAACCTTGAACACCTTGTGGTCCGAAGTCACCTTGTAAACCTTGTGAACCGTCAAGACCGGTACCAGTTGTTCCTTGTAAACCCTGAGTACCTTGAGCACCTTGTGCACCAGTTCCGTCTGAACCTTGTAAACCTTGAACACCTTGGATACCTTGTGTACCAACAGTACCTTGAGAACCAGCTTCACCAGCTCCAGTAGCTCCTTGTAATCCTTGTAATCCTAAATCACCTTGAATACCTTGAGTACCTTGTAAGCCTTGAACTCCAGTACCAGTTGCACCAACAATACCTTGAACACCTTGTGTACCTTGAGGACCAATAGCTCCTGTTGCACCTTGGGCACCAGCTCCAGTTGTTCCTTGGATACCAGTATCACCTTGTGTACCTTGAACTCCTTGAACACCTTGTGGTCCAGTTGCACCCGTTGCACCGGCATCACCAGTTCTTGCGAATGTTACTGTAATATCATCGCCGTCTGTTAATCCGCCATTACCATCTACATGAACACAAGCTACATTGAAATAACCACCAATTGGTGTAGCTGAACTAATTGTATATAGATGGAATATTTCAGGTGAACCAACCTTCGTAATCTTGAAGTGACCTTTAATAGGAGATGTAGAATCATCAATGGTTGCTAAGAATGTAGAAATATCAATAAAGTTATCGTCACGATTATCAATGTACATTGCTGTACCAGATGATAATGTGCTATTATTAATTCTTAATCCACCAGTACCTGGGTCACTGTTTGTTGTTGTTGCGTCGTATGTATAATCAAATGTTACACCACCGAATGAACCAGTCGTACCTTGAAGTCCACCTGTTCCTTGTGTACCTTGAGGTCCTTGTATACCTTGACCAATTCTACCTTGAAGTCCTTGTAATCCTTGAGTTCCCTGAGCACCTTGAATACCTGCAGGACCTCTTGGAACAAATGTAATTAAAGTAGTTGGACCATGTACTGCGTTAACAGAAGATTGCCAATTAGTAACATTACCATCTACCCAAGTAACATCCCAATAACCATAATTCTTTGAACCACTATCCCATGTCCAACCAGTAATTTCATAAATTAACCAATGGTGTCCAGCAGGACCGGAACCGTCTTCGTAATTACCTTCTTGTATTTTCAGATAACCTTTAACTGTACCTGGTTGTCCAGCAATAAAGTCAAAGAAATTATCTACTTCTTGGCCAAATTGGTCAACAGGAACATCATCAATTGTAATTAATGTAGCAAGTGTTGGGTTAGAATTATTGAATTTAAAATTGTTTGTGCCTGGGTCTGTTCCACCTAAAGTATTATTAACAAAGTTCCAAGGGAATGTTAAACCACCGTATTGTCCTTGCTCACCTTGTAATCCTTGTAAACCTTGAATACCAGTAGTACCTTGAACACCTTGTGTACCTTGTCCACCAGTGTCGCCCTGTAATCCTTGAAGTCCTTGTAATCCTTGAGAACCTGTAATACCTTGAGTACCCTGTGAACCTTGAATAGCTTCACCTTGGATACCTTGAATACCTTGTGAACCTTGAATACCAGTAGTACCTTGTTGGCCTTGAATACCTTGTACGCCTTGAATACCTTGGAAACCTATTAGACCTTGAGTACCTTGAACTCCTTGTAAACCTCTATCACCGTTTCTTGAGAATGTTACTCTTAAATTGTCACCATCTGTAAATGATGTTGCACCGTTAAGTCTTGTAACTCCAAGTTCCCAATAACCAGTACTATCTGTAATTAAGTCAATACGAGCTAGGAATTGTCTTGTATAATCTGTTGCATCAATAAACCTAACGTAACCTTTTGGAGAACCTGTAAGTGCATCAAGTTCAGTAAGAAGTCCGTCCATTACATTGACTGCACCGTTATCTTCGTCGTCAATCCAAAGTTTTAAGTTTGCTGATGTGAAATTTGTTGAGCTGAATCGTAAGTTACCAGAACCTGGGTCAGCATCTGTTGTATCGTTACTATAATCGTAATTGTATGAAATACCACCAAAATCACCAGTATTTCCTTGTAATCCTTGAGGTCCTTGGATACCTTGTAGTCCTTGTGGCCCTTGAACTCCTTGAGGCCCTAATAACCCTTGGAGGCCTTGAACGCCTTGACTACCGGTTGTGCCTTGAACTCCCTGTGGACCTATTGGACCTTGAAGGCCTTGAACTCCTTGAGCTCCTTGATTACCTAGTAAGCCTTGAACACCTTGTATACCTTTATCACCAGATAAGCTAAATGCAACTATAGTTGGTAAAGTAGTTGTTGTGCCTGGTGTTGGAGTATTTTCTAAAACAAAGTCACCACGTGTTCCAGTACCTGATACGTATGTTATATCAAATTCCCAATAACCTGTTTGGTCAACAGCATCTTGTATTGAGAAAATCATATAATGGTCTGGGCCACCACGTAGAGTGATTTTCATAAATCCTCTGTTGGCACCAGTTGACTGAGAAATAAGTGTGTATAAACCTTCTAAATTTACACTGTAAAATGCTTCATTATCAATCCACATTTTAGTAACAGATGAGAAATTATCTGTTGGGCTGTTTGTACTATTAAGAATTAAATTACCTACACCAGGGTCTGACTCTACAATAGGTTCGGCAACTCTAAACTCTACAACATGACCAGTATCATCACCGTTATAACCTTGTAAACCTTGAATACCAGTATCGCCTTGGATACCAGTTGTGCCTTGAATTCCTTGAGGTCCTATGCTTCCTTGAGTACCTTGAATACCCAAATCACCCTGTACGCCTTGAACACCTTGTGGTCCTCTTCGGCCTTGAATACCTTGAATACCTAAATCACCTTGAACACCTTGTGTACCCTGTGGTCCAGCTTCTCCTTGGAAACCTCTAAATCCTCTTTCGCCCTGGATACCTTCATTACCTAATGGACCTTGAATACCTTGAAAACCGGTTGGTCCTTGGAAACCTTGAACACCTCTAAAGTTACCAATATTTACCCAAGTGCTTGAACCTACATAAATCCACAATTCATCATCAGCTTCATCAATAACACCTTCGCCAACATTAGCAGAACCGAATGCTCCGTTTAATGTAGCTTGTGGGTCACCACCTGAGTCAACATCTGCAACAGAACCGATAATTGTAAAACCAGGTCCGTAATCACCTTGTAGACCTTGTGTTCCTTGGATACCCGTAGCACCCTGGATTCCTTGAGGTCCAGCCCCAATCTCTATCCAATTTGTTCCGTTGGAGTAATAAACCTTATTATTATCAGCATATACGACAGAGCCTTCATAGAAGACAACATCTAATGTAATAGGAAACGGTTGTGGATTACCAAACCCTATTAGCTGACTTTTTCCTGTGATTGTTCCAAATTGGGACATTTAAGTTATTCTCCGTGTATCATTATTAATATATTTATCGGCAATTAAACAACGTCATCTTCTTCTGATTGACCTAATGTGAATGATAATGTACTATGTACTGCTAAATCTGCCGAAGCTTTAATTTCTAGCGTATCACCACTCTTTAAAAATTGGCCATTCAAAGGAATAGCTGTTGTTTGAAATCCTGGTACTGGCATACTTCTTAGTATGTAAAACTCTGCGTTAATATAGCTACCTTGTCCATCATTTTCACGATGAGTTCTAACATCTATATTAACTGTATTAGCTGTTGTATTACATAAAATTAATGGTGAAATAACTTCACCAACACCTGGTTCAACTGTTGTCGACCCACCAAATACTAGTTCTGGAACCTCGTATTGAGGAACTTCAATAAGAACTTGCCAGTTGGTAGAAACGACCTTATTAATGGCAACTGGTTTTGCGTCAGGTGCCTGGGAAGTTGTAATTGTTGTTATTGGCATTTTTCTTTATCCTATTTCTTTTATAATGATGCTCTTGAGTTTGAAGCTCTTCTTGCAAGTTTTCTTACAGATGATGTAAACGGTCTACCTTCAATTCGTCCTGTTCGACCATTAATCCTCAATCCTCTTGCGAAGTACTGGTTATTCAATTCATCAGCACCCGACCATCGTATTCTACCACCGTCTTCGTTGAGTACCGAAGCAACCGCTGAAATAGCAGCACCTAAGTTTCTGAAGTTAAGCGGTAACGCGTTTCTGTTAACACCTGCAGAAGCACCGTTAAACTGGTGAGCAATGGATTCAACCAAGGCTCCAAATATTAACGTTTGAGGTCTTAATATGTTATCTTTTAGACAGTCATTAAATAAACCTTCAACCATTAAGCTATGTTCTGAGTTAGGAGATATATTATTAACAATATAATCTCTCATTCTGTCCCAAGCTCCAGTAAATGCATCTAGAAGGTCAGTATTGTTGACTCCATCTAATACCCAAGTCGAGCCGTTCCAGTAGTATATATTACCAGCGTAGAAGTTAGTTGAGTAATCAGTAGCAACAATGTATGACCAGTTTGGTTTCATTCCAGTTATCGATGATAAATCAGATAATTGAGCAACTGAACCTTTGTATTTTAATCCTTGTCTTGTTGGGTTAAATACTGGGAATACATGAGTACCATCATAGTCAAAGAATGATGCAGTGTATGTTCTTACAGCATTCTGTGAACCATTATCACTGTATGTTGGTACTGGAACATCTGGGTCAAACTTATCATAAGCAAAGTCATTATAAACTGCTGTGAGTAAGTTTCTAGCATCACGCCTTGATAGATTAATATCAATGAAGTTGTATTCTGAATTAACAAATCTTACAGTATCTTTCTGTAATTGCTTTCTTCTTTGAGCTATTACAGCTTGTGCATCAGTAAATATTGATGAAGAATATGCGTAATCTGGCTCAGTCTTAACTGGTAAGTACTTAGTATCATTATACAGTTGAGTGTTGTAGAATATATTTGCTAATTCTTCAACTTTCAAGCTTTCAACTGAAGTTGCTACTTCACCAATTACTACTTGATTTGCGTATTCACCTAATACGATGTCTTTACAAATTCTGCCTAGATGTCTATAAGATTTTGCAGTTGGTATTCTCTGGTCTTCTGGTAATCTGTAAACTGAATTCCAGAAGTAGAAATCTGCATTCCATCTTGAAGCAGTGTTTCCACCAAAGTTTAAGTCGAAGCTAAACGCGTCGAGTAAGTAACCAGTATCTCTTCTGCACTTCGCTTTGTTATAATCAAGTACATCAAAGTTACTATTAATAAATTGTGTTACATCAGATGCAAGCTCTTCAGTTTCATCAACAATACTTTGTGCAGCTGTTACTAATTCAGCAGATTGAGTACCGGTTGACTCTGGAGCAGGTAGTTCGTCTACATCATTTGCTATAATAACATTTTCAATGTATCCAATTAATTCATGTACCCTTGCGCCTTCAGTTGCTGTAGCAGCAGTTCCTGCAGTATTCTGTGGAGTTAATGTGTAATTAACTGCGTTAGTTACTGCAATTTCTTGTACAACTTGTTCAACCGCATCTCCGAGGAATTGGTAAATATTAGCAGTCTGTACTCTTGTGTCAATAGGTAGTACTGATACTCCATTCTCGAAGTAAATTCCTGCAGCTTGACGCATTGCAAAGTTAGTCTGATTATTAATGTCGTGAGATGCTGCATCAATTAAGAATCCAATATCTCTTCTACACTTAGCATCTCTAAATGATAATCCGTTATGTGTATGTGATAAGTAACTAATTACTGCATGACCTAATACTTGAGATTGACTTTCCATTATCTCTTTAGCAGTGATAAAGTTATCACCCATCCAAGTTTGGTTAACATCAATGCGATCAGGGATTGTATTTCTAACCTCATTAGAATCATCAACCGCGTTAGCAACAATCTCTACAAGTTTTCTTGCAGCTATACAAGTATTTGGATTTGCACCATGTACTTGCATGTCTTGAGCTTCTGTTGACTGATAAGAAGTTACTCCATTCCAGTATTCGTATTTAGTTACGATATCACCAGTATAGTATTTTCCTGTTCTTGGGAACATCTTAGTTTCAATGTCTTTACCACCAGCAACGTGTTCAATGATTTTTGCCATGTGTAAGAATGCATCTCTTGTTCCCATTCTTTGTTCGATTTGTAATCCAGTATTAACTGCATTTTCAAAATACATTCCAGCAGTTTGTACCGTAGCTGCATTACCACCATATTGAATATCGTGAGCAACAGCATCAACAATATATCCAGTATCTCTTCTGCACTTCGCTTCACTATAAGGAAGTACTTCAAATTGTTGTGATAAGTGTTTTAGTACACCAGATTGTGCAGTTGATTTGACAGCTTCAATTTCACCAAATGCAGATTGATTTGCATCGTCATAGTTTCCAAGTGTTGGGAATTGAACTGGAGGACTTAATAACATTGTATTGTTAGTAATTGCATTAGCAACAATATCAAATAATCCTTCAACTTCAGCACCAATCGCAGCTCCTGCAGAGCCTGAACTTATATTTTGTGTTTCGCCATTTCCTGCTGATTTTAATCCACCAATATCTTGGTCTTGTACAATTAAATCAGCACAATCACCTAAGTGAATATATGCAGCAGCAGTTGGTTCAACCTGGTCTTGAGGTAGTCCAACTAATATTGCATTTTCAAAATATAATTTAGCAAAGTTAATAGTACCAAAGTTTCCACGATGTTGTGCGTCAAACGAGATAGCATCAATCATGTAACCAGTATCTCTTTCACATTTTGCTACATCGTAAGTATGTGAAGGTCTGTTTGCAGCCAACCAAGCAGTTATTTCAGCTTGTAAGAATACTTTGTTATTTTGTAATTGTTGTGATGCATTAAGTCGATTAACATTAGCTGCGTTAGTTGTAAAGTTAATAGCATCAGCTGCTCCTCTACCATTAGTCATAATGTCTATGATTTCGTTAAAGCTAGATTCTACTCTTAATTTTGCAGCATCATCAGTTACAGCTTCAAGCACAAGATTCTTAGCATAATTAATACCAGAAATTGTTTCTGTTAATTGTTCTGTTAATACTCTAGTTGTGTTTGTAGTTCCAATATTATAAGCAAGTCCTGCGTATACAGAATTATAATTAGAACCTGTTAGTACATCAGTTTTAACAGCATCAAGAATAAATCCTAAGTCAGCTTTACACTTGTCACCATCGAAGACATAATATCTGTCTTGCAAGTATCCTTGTAATTCTTCGATAATAAATTCTCTGTTACGTTGGATGTTCTTTCTTGCTAGTGTTCTGTTCGGGTCAAACGATGCTTTAGTTAATGTTGGTAATTGAGATGTTTCAATATTAGTATCATCAATTAAGTCTGCAATAGTTTGAATGAGGTCATGTACAGCAGTACCTGTTGATACTGAAGCAGCAGTACCATCAGTAATTTGATAAGGACCATCACTAATTGAATTTGCATCAGCAGAAACAAATGTATGTGGATACTGACCAGAACCACCGCCACCAACATTCATTGTTATAACAGTAGGTGTTGTGTTCGTAATAATTACTGGTTTATTATAGAATGGGTGATGAGCCTGAGGTGAAGTATGGTTAGCAACACCGCCACCCATATCACAAGAGAATACAAATCCTTCTGGCTTCAACCAAATACTGTCACCTTCAACAAGGTTATGAGAACCAATCGTTGCAGTGAATACACCAGTTGCTGGGTCATAAGTAGCATTAGTTGGAGTATATTGAGTTCCTACAATACCGTTACCAATTTGTGCAACAATTTCAGCAGCATTATCAGCAAGAACTGTAAATGCTTGTTTTGTTGGTTTACGTTGTTCGTATGGAAGAACGTTGATCGCTTCTCTTAAACCAGATACATTAGCATTATCTTCATAATCTGATAATCTTCTGAACTGACCTTTTACTTCAAGTGGTAATACGTTAACTGAACGCTGTTGTTCGTAATCAGCTGATTGAGAATCGAATCTTCTGAAGTAGTAATCAAACACTTCCAATGTATTCTCATTACCACCATATTCGATATCACGAGATATAGCATCAACCATAAGGCCGACATCTCTTTCACAAACTGATTTAGTATATGGTAATCCGTTATGTTCATCTCTAAGGTAATCAATTACTGCTTCTGATAGATTTTCTGTTATACCATCAATTGCAGCAACAGCAGAAGCCATAGCAGCTTCAACATTAGGTTCAATGTACTTAGGTAAGTAATCTAAAGTATCATCACTAATTACTTGAGTTACAATGTTAATAGCATCTCTTGCAGCATTAGCAACTTCAATACCTCTATCAGCACCAGTTACTTGTGATACTGCATTTCCTGTTGTAGGAGTAATTGTAATGTTTCTAACAATCTTATATGCAATTTCAGCAATATGTTCCCAAGTTTTATATGTTGGTACTTTCTGGTCTTCAGCTAATACTGATACAGCATTTTCAAAGTAAAGTCTTGCGAAGTTAACTGAACATGTATTACCACCAAATCTAACATCTTGAATTAATGAGTCAACTAAATAACCAGTATCTCTTTCACAAGATGCAACATCATATGTTAGTGATGGATATTGGTCTGCAATATATGCAGTAGTTTCAGCAATAATAAATGCTCTATTGGATAATAATGTATCTGTTGCTTCTTTATGATTAATTGTTACCGCAGCATCTGCACCGTAAGATTTAGTACCTGTGTTAGCAGCACCGTTTTGCATGATATCAATAATTTTATCAAAGTGTTGGTTAGAACGAGTTAATGCAGTTCCTGTAACACTTGGGTCTGCAGCAACCTTTCCTTTAAGGAAGTTAATTGCAGCAACAGTTTCTGTTAATTGTTCGGTGATTACTTCAGTAGCTCCTACAGAACCAGTTCTGTAGCCTAATCCCATAAATTGAGAATTCCAAGTAGAACCAGTTGCAATATCACGTCTTACAGAATCTAAAATAAATCCAGAATCTCTAGAACATTTTACTCCATCAAATACGAAGTATTGTGAATCTAAGTAAGCAGATACTTTCTTAGCTAAGTAATCTTTATTAGTTTGTAATTGCTCTCTAGCATATTGACCTTGAGAGTTATAAGTAACTTTAGATACAGCGTCTTTTTCAACACTTACAAATGTATGAGCACCACCAGAAGATACAACAAGTTGAACAGTAATATCATCACCAGCAATATTTGTAATTGCCATTGGAGTTCTGTAGTTGCTATCTCCTTTTCTTGGATATGAATGTTCAGTAGCATTACCATCTTGAGCACATGTATAAGTGAAGCTATAAGGAGTAAACTCAATATAGTCATCAGTTGTTAAATCATGCCCTGGCATAGTAATAACTGAAACACCAGTTGCTGGGTCGTAAGTAGCTGTTGTTGGTGTGTAATGTTTAACATAGGATGCTGGGTCAGTAAATACTAACGCATCAGAATCAATAGCTCCAACTTGAGCACTTACAAATGTATGAGCTCCACCAGGTCCAGTACCAACATTCATTGTTATTGTATCAGCAGTAACGCTAGATAACATTACTGGTACTTTATAGAATGGGTGATGTCCTTGTGGAACAGCATGTTCGTAACTATTACCATCCATTGCACAAGTAAACACTACGCTTTCAGGTGCGATAGATACATAATCACCGGCTACTAAATTGTGTTGACCGATAGTTGCTACGAAGACTCCAGTTGCTGGGTCATAAGTAGCTGTTCTAGGTGTATATGTTGAAACATACTTAGCAGATTTAACATTATCTGCAGTTGCCGATACGAATGTATGTGTAGATGTATCAGTTGATGTACCAACATTCATTGTTATTGTTGTGTCTGTCTTAGCAGCAACTACTACAGCTTTCTTGTATGCAGGATGCTTTCTTTCACCTTGTATAGCATTTGTGATTGCAGATTCAAACGTATGTGCTCCACCGCCATTTGCTACAGCTCCAACATTACATTCAATTCCTGTTGCTGTAACTGCAGTTAACTTAATCTTCTTCTTATAGAATGGGTGATGTGGTTCTGGCGCAGGATGTTGTACTTGGTTACCATCAAGTGCACAAGTAAATACAATACTGTTAGGTGCGATTTCAATTTCATCACCAATTTGTAATTTATGACTACCAATTTCTGCAGTGAATACACCAGTTGCTGGGTCATAAGTAGCACCAGTAGGTGTAAAGTTTGTAATCGTTGTTGTTGGATAAGTATGTTGTGAAACATTACCATCAGTAGCACAAGTAAATGTCAAGCTATTAGGAGCAAGCATTATCTCATCGCCGATTTGTAAATCGTGAGAACCAACTGTAAGTACTGTTAAACCAGTTACTGGGTCATAAGTAGCATTACTTGTAGAGTAAGTTTTATTTGAACTATTAACAATAGAAACAATTTTATCGAATGATTCGTTACTTCTAAATCCAGAAGCATTTTCATCAATTGCTCTCATTTCTATAATTGAGTTATCTAATGCAGATACAAAGGTATGAGGATTAGTACCACCCGTTCCAACATACATTACGATGGATGTTCCAGTTACTGAATGAACTGGGCAAGGGTGATTATAATAAGGATGCCCTACAGCAGGTACTGAGTCATTCTGAACTCCACTTCCTGTATCACAACTAAATGTAACACCACCTGATAAGAACCTTACGTAATCTCCAACTTGTAAATGGTGATGACCGATTGTTGCTTCAAACCTTCCAGTTTCTGGGTCGTATGAAGCATCTGTTGGCGTAAAGCTTAAACCAACTCCTTTAGCAGGAGTAATAGCATTAGCAACAGCTGATACGAAGGTATGTGGATATTGTCCAGTTCCACCATCTCCAACATTCATAGAAATAGTTGTTGAAGTTACTCCAGTAATTGGGCAAGGTGTTCTCCAATATGGGTGATGTGATTGTGGAGATGTGTGATTCTGTTGACCACTTCCCATATCACAACTCATTGTTATACCTTCATCGGCAAACATGATGTAATCACCAATTGCTAAACCGTGTCCAGTACCAATAGTTGCTGTAAAGTCTCCAGTAGCTGGGTCATAAGTAGCACCAGTTACTGTGAATCCAGTTTCTGTATTGTCTAAATTAACTCTTGTTCGTAATTCGTTAATAGCACCAGTTGTTTCTACCAATTGCTCATTGATAACATTATCTGCAAGTGTTGTACCACTTCTGTATGCAATACCAGTTTGAATTGCATTATAGTTTGAACCTGTTAGAATATCTCTTTCAACAGCAGGTAAAATATAAGATTTAATATCACGTTGACACTTATCAGAATCATATCTGAAATAGGTATCATTGATATAACCTTCAACTAGGTCTTGCAAGAACTCTCTGTTCTTCTGAAGTTGTTTTCTAGCATTAGCGTTATTAGCAGGAACGTCATTACTATAATGAATGTCGTCACCTAATACTGATACTGAATTTGTTAATGCTTCAACAAATGTATGGTCATCTATAATTGCAGATTTACCAACATTAACTGTAATCTTAGTTTCATTTGCACCAATAACTTCAATCGGTGTTCCAGCAGCTGGGTCAGAAGCTCTTGGATATCCTGTTCGTGATGCATTATTATCTCTGTCACATGTAAATACTAAGCCACCAGTTTTTAATAATACTTTTCTACCAACTCCTAAACCGTGGCCTGATGTTAAAGCATTTGGTACGGCTGATACGAAGGTATGTACTTGTTGACCAGTTGGACCACCAACTCCTACATTCATTGTAATAGTGTTTGAAGTTACACTAGTAATTGGACATGGTTTATTATAGTAAGGGTGATGTGATTCAGGTACAGCATGATTTTGTACGCCAGAACCTGCATCACAACTAAATGTTATACCACCTGGTTTAAACCATATATGGTCTTTAGTGGTTAGTGCATGTTTACCAACAGTTGCTGTCATAATTCCTGTAGCAGGGTCATAGTCAACAGCTGATGGTGTGAAATCTTTCTTAGTGCCGAGTGTGATAACTGATAACCCAGTTTCTGGGTCGTAAGTTGCAGCAGTAGGAGTAAACTGTGTTCCTTTGTTTTCTAAGATTTCTAATATATTATCAAAGCTATCATCTAATCTTTGTGAAGCAAGATAAGAATCGCCATCAATTAATTCGTTTGTTTGGTCTTTTAATCTTTTGTATGCAGCTACTGTTTCGTTGTTTTGATTTTCCATAACAGTTTTTGCAGTAGCCATATAATAAGCTCTACCTGCAGTTACTGCATTATAGTTTGTGTCAAACAACATATCGTTTTTAACAGCTGGAAGAATATAGTCTGAAACATCTCTTCTGCATGCTGCACTGTCGTATGCATAGAACTGACCGTTGTTTTCAATCCAGTCAATAAGTTCGTTAGTAATTAAATCTCTGTTATCTTGTATTAAGTTACGTGCTGCAGTTTGAGCAACTGAAGTATCTTGCCAAATAATTGGGTTAATGTTTTCTTCGCCATACTCTAATACATTGAGTAATTCGCTGAATGAAGTATCAATACGGCCATTAACTTTTGGATTACCACTATCAAATACCTCTTTTGTTCTATCTCTTAGATATTCAAGTGCGCCTTTTGTTTCTTCTAATTGTTCACCTGGTACAACATAACTGATAGGAGACCTATATGTAATTCCACCAAGTCTTCCCCAATAGTTAGTATCGAGAGCAATGTCATAACCTGTTCCGTCAAGTACAATACCTGAATCTCTTAAACATTTTTCTGAATCATACTCTTGGTAACCTAATCCACCGTTTGCTGTGTTGGATGTTAAGTAAACAACCATGTCGTCAATAATATCATCAGCTTGAGTATTAATAGTATCAGCAAAAGCTGTATTACCAATAATTGTTGCAGTAGTTGACTTAGGAGCAAAGAACTCTGTAGTACCTTTTGCTCTCATTGAGATGTCACCGAACTGAGTACCTGAGTTGTTCAGAGTCATCTGTCCACCATTCAATGCATAGAATGCACATCGTACGAAGATGGATAGAGAACCAATACCGTTAACACCAGCACCATCTCTAGCAACATAACCTAAACCGTTTTGAGTACGAGGTGTGAAACCAAAACATAATACGTAAGTATATAGTGAGTCTGTGTCTAGTACTCTTCTGTCTGCAAGTACACAACCACCACCTCTTCCAACTGCTCTGTTCGGGAAGTCATCAATACCAATTGATTCGATAACACCAACACCGCCTGACTCTGAAGTTACTGTGTCACCAACCGCGAATCCTTGACCATTCTTAAGGTTACGAACTCTAATTTTACGATAAGTAGCAATATCACCAGATACGCCTTTCAGTGCGTCTTGTGCATCGTCCCAAGATAAGTAACCGATAGCACCAGATGAGAATACAATCTCATCGTCCATTGCCCAAGAACCTGTAAGTCCAGTTGCTAATGTAAACTCTCTACCTAGGTCAGCAAGAGTACCTTTTGTGTTATAAGGATTTAAAGGTGGTTCAACATCTTGTCGTAAGAAGTTAGATAACTGAGTACTATCTCTTAAGTAAGGTGAACGTAATAGTTTAGCACCAGGTCGATATGCGATCGCAAATCCACCCTCTGGGAAATCAAAGTTATCAACTTGGAAGTTCTGATAACCGAAGCCTTGAACATAACAACCAGAACCAACTAAGATTCCGTTATTGTTTTCATATCCAGGAAGTAATTCGATAACAGTAGCATACTGACCAGCTGTTGAAGTACATGAACAATCATCAGGTAACATGAGATTACCTTTTGTATAATATGTACCAGGACCAACTGATATATGAACTGCGTTGTTAATTGCGTTTCTGTTTAAGTCACCACCTGCTTTTTCTAAACATAGTTCAAACGCTTTTTCTAATGTTTGTACAGGTTGTAGCATTGTGCCTGGATTTTTATCGTCACCAGATGCAGCGTCTACATTAACTTTTAAAGCTTGTGCTGTTTTCTTAGATACTTCATCGTAAAGTTGAGCAAAATTGATTTTTTCTGTTTCACCAGTTTTCTCATTTTTAATAGCAAAGAATGTTTCATCTGTAATTGGTGCTTCAAACTCTTTATTAATGTCCATGTCGAAGTCGACAAGGTTAGAGTTTGATATTGTACCACCATCAAATACTGACCCTGACATCGTGCCATTATCGAACGATGAATTATTTGAAGAAAGACCATCTGCAGATGAGCTTCTGATTGTCATATCGGTAGCTACAACATCTTGCATTGTACCTTGGAAATCAGTATTAGATATTGTACCATCTGTAAATGTAGAATCATCAATGGTTGAATTAGTCAGTACTACATTATTTCCAGTACCATCATTAAATTCAGATGAAGTAATAATTGTGTTATTAACTGTACCATCGTTAAATTCAGAATTAGTAATGATTACAGCATTTGCAGTACCACCAAGAAGTGTTGTATCTGTAAATGTATTATTAGAACCAGTACCTTCTGAGAAATCAGAATTTGTAATTGTTACGTTATTAGCAGTACTATCAAATATATCACCACTTCCAAATGTGGAAGAAGTCATTGTAATATTATTAGCTGTGCTATTACTTAATGCGCCATCGTCGAATGTTGATTGAGTAATTGTTACGTTATTAGCAGTACTATCAGTGATTGTAGAATCATCAATAGTTGAGTTAGTTAATGTTACATTATTTCCTGTACCATCATTAAACTCGGAATTTGTTATTACGACATTGTTTGCAGTACTATCATTTAGTTCTGAACTTGTAAGTACTACATTGTTACCAGTAGAATCTGTGATTGTGCCATCAGTAAACGAAGAGTTTGCAATTGCTAAATCTTCACCAGTTGAAGATACTAAAGAACCATCAGTAAATGATGATGAAGTAATTGTAATGTTATTAGCGGTGGAATTAAAGATTTCAGTATCTCGGATTGTTCCTCTGAGAAAATTAGTATCTTCAATATCTGAATTATCAATACGAACATTATCGAGAGTCGAGTCTCGCATTTGAACACCGGATATTGTACCGCCAGTGATTGTGATGCGGTCAAAAATCTCATACTGAATAGCTTGAACCAGTTCTTTCCTAGTAATGTTACTCGTACCATCGTCACCTTGAACCAGGTTGACAATTACAAATAAATCCTCAGGCCTGGTATTAGCACCGGTAATAGGAGGTAATTCTGAAATTTTTGCCATTTAGACTTTTCCCTTTAATTTCTATTATTTATTAGGTTAGTACCCAATTGCCAATTACGAATTCAACTCATTTTGCAATTCATTGACTTTTTCGTTCAATTCTTTAATCGACTCTATCAGTAGAGGGATTAATTGGTCATAGCGAACGGCTTTATATGTACCACCATCTCTTTCGTGGTCAAATACAACGTTAGGAAGAACCTTTTCAACTTCCTGTGCGATAACTCCCGGAACTGTTTCTCGGGGTTTATCTTTATAATTAAATGTGTAACCACTAATTGCATTTATTTTTTCTAGTGGTTGTTCAATAACTTTTAAATTCTCTTTTAATCTTTCATCAGATGCACTATAATTAGTTGTAATATCTCCAGTAACCGTTAGTGCACCGTCTATTGCCATATTTCCAGTTTGGTTAATAGCACCAGATACTGTTAAATCACCAGTATATGTGTCGTTAGCATCACTTCTTAAAAACTGTGTACTATCTAAATTGTCAAGTGTTGCAGCGTTTACATTAGAGCCACCATCAAAATCTGTATCGTTAACCCATGCTCCTGCACTTGAGTTATATTTTAATACTTGGCCACCTTGTACATTTGTAAGTGTAATATCTGATATATCGTCAAGAGCAACAGATGATATAACTCCAGTTAATTGAGAACCATCACCAATAAAATTATTAGCAGAGATGTCTTCAGTTACTGTAATGTTTGGAACAGTTAACGTACCAGCTGATGACAATTCAAATTTAGAGTCACCGGCTCCAGTGTTAATAAGAAAATTACCACCACTATCTTTTAAACCAACATCCCATGTTAAACTACCATTAGTAAATTCAACTTGACCACCGGTTCCGTTAGAAAATGTAGCAGTTGTTTGTGATGCACCATTAACTTTAAATGGGCTATTAACTTGAATAACAGCAGAAGATGTTTCTGCAGATATAGCATCAGTCTGAACATCTCCTAAAAAAGCAGCAGCTGTAAAGTTACCAGTAATTTGTGCATTACCTTGTCCAGCTGTATCACCAGACCCAGTTGTAACTACATCTGTTCTAAACGCCGAAGCAAAAGCATTAGTTTTATCTAACCACTGTTGAAACGTGTCGGAAGTATTTACATTTGATATATTTTTAGCCATTATTTGGTTTCCAGCTTTTCTATTCTCTCATAAATGGAAATTATGCTGCGCTTAATTTCTAAAATGTCGTCTTGTAGTTTATCTACTTTACGATAATATAATCGCTCTACTTTATATTTATTCAGCGCAGCTGCATCTGTGTTAAGTACAGCTCCACTCTTTTTGTCTCTTTTAATATTTGTCATAATTATTGCCTTATGTAAGTGCGATCGCTCGATAATCTTTTACAGTCGGTGCATTAGCAATGTCACTTGAAAGCAAATCAATACGTATTGCAAATCTTCTATATTCTGTAAATGTACCGTTGTCACTAGTGTATTCCCATACACCAGCGTTTTTATTAGTGTCAGATACTTTATATTTGTATTCTTTATAATCTCTTATATTACTTTTATTTGAGAATACGCCGACACCTTCAAATAATTCTAACTCTGTCCAATCTAATGTGTCGAATGCAGCTCCATCAAATGGGCTTTGTGCTTTAAGATAAACTTTAATATCAGAACCATTAGGTCTGTAACCTGTTAATATGACCTCTAAATCTTCAGCATCTAAATCACTTGATAACTCTATAGTTTTAGAAATATATTTAGATGTATCTGTTGCAGTGTTTGATAAAGTATATTGATAAGCTAGTAATTTAGAAATTTCCATATCAATAAATGGAGATGATGTTGTATTACCACCATTTTCCATATTAACTTTTAAATCAAACGATTTTGAACCAGATGGGTCATTCGATGTACTATAAAGAACTACACCCTTTTCATTAAAATGATTATTGTTATTAAACTGAAGTGGTAAGTCGTATGTAATGTTAACATTATCTGTTGGTACAAATGTTCCGTCAAATGTTGTTGAAGATACAGAATCATTAACTTTAGAAACAAATGGTTGCATATAACTAATATTGATATTGTCTACACTTACTGCATCTGCACTAACTTCACTATCTAAGCCTTTAATTGGTTTAGCAGAAGGTCCAAATTTTCTTGTTGCTTTTGCCGAACTGTTTTCTAAATGCATGATTGTAGCATTACGTTTATCTAAATAAGATAATTCAGCAACTGTAACTGGTGAATGGAATACAGAACCACTTGTAAATCCGTAAGGAGTTTCAAGAGTAATTTGTATTGCACTATCTACTGTTGCAATTTTATATAATCCATTTGAAGCTGGACTGTTAGCAAATAGTCTGATGAAATCACCAGCACTATAGAAATTGTCTAGTCCGTTTCCAGCAGTAACTGTTGTACTACCACTTGTTACTGAAACTGTATTAGCACTTGGCTGTGTTGCATCGTCTTGGTAAATCATTTCACCAACATTAAATTGACCAGTAATATTACCAACAGTTAAGAACTCTGGATTATTTGGTGTTAATGTTATACTACCACTTGAAGCACTAAAGTTAGCTCTTCGTAAAGTAAACTTCATATCTTCATCTTGGTAAGATGACCATGCTTGGTTATTAGTTGAAGTAAATAGAACACCGTCACCCCAGTCCTGCACAATTGCTGAACCCTGTGATACACCTGGCGTTAAATCTGTTCCACCAACTCTTGATATGAATACTAAATAATTTGGGTCTGATGCATCAGGCTGTAATACCATTGCATATTCTTTTTCAACATCAAGTTTAATAGGTGCATCAAATGCAAATGTTGTTGCTACTGAAGCATCATCAGATGCAGCACTTGTTAATTGACTTGCAAGTTTATGTACTTTAGAGAATGGTACGATTTGGTTTGTTGGATATCCGTTAATAACTTCACGAATCTGTAAAGTAATTCCGTTGTCAGTACTTACACGTTTAAAGAATACATCAACTTCAGATAAGAATACTGAGTTACTACCTTGACCCATACCTTTCTTAATAAAGAATGTTTGAGCAATTGGGTCACGACCTCTTACTCTTCTTGTAACGTTTCTTGTAGTTGTTCTTGTATTAACATCAAAGTCAGGCTGTCTTGTTGAAGTAGTGAGTGCAGTCTTTTCAACACTAAAGTTATATGCACGGTATGTAATGAATCCTTTAGATGTTGAGCCACTATCAATACTTGAATATGTATCAATGTCTGCAACTTCTAATACTCTATCACCAACATAAAATGTTTCAGCAGGAATATTAAATACAGCATAAAGATTACCGTTAGCATCTGTTGTTACTGATGTAACGCCTTTAGCTCCTAGTCTTGCGATTCCGTCGACAGTGTCAGATGGAGAACCTTCAATAATATGTGCATTAACATCAACTCCATCAAAATAGAAATAATGAGCAGTGTCAGGTCTTAATCCACTCATAAAAATCTTAACATCGCGAGATGCCATAAATGGTTGGAATTGGAAATTAGATACAAAGTCACCAATTGGTGCACTGATTGTATTATTATTAACAATAATCTCATTCATTATTGTAGTAATTTGGTCTGTAGCAACACCTGCTCCACGTCGACCTTGAGCTTCGAAATCAATCTGCTGAATTAGTGTATCGGTCATTGGAAGGAATCTTTGAATACTATCAACAAACTCTTGGAAAGGAGTTGCTAAATCAATCTCTAATGTTACAGGGTTTGTAGTTGTATCATAAGAAGCATCGTACGGAGGTGAAATAACAGCTTCACCAACATATTTAAAGAAGTTACTTACACAATTTCTAAAATCTGTTGCGTATGGTTGATTTATTATATCAACGTTTGAATCTTTTGTCAACATGCCAACTTTTGCATTAGTAAGTGATGGGAATACTGTACCACTTGAATTTGTTTTATATTTTAAATCAATTGGGAATGTCTTAACTTCAGGTGTTAATATTTTCTGATTGAATGGTACTGCTGACCTAAATTCTGGGCTTTGAATATTTGCAAGACTTAAGTTATTAAATGGTTCAACAACAAATCCATTTTTAAATCTGTTTAAACCATTTTCGTCAAGTACTAATAAGTTTTGAGTATCTGACTCTAATTGATTAAGTGAAATATAATATGCCATGCTATCAATTTTTTGTTCTAGCGCATGCATATCTTTCATTCTATATGCTTTAACACCAGTAGGAGTTACCTTGATTGAATAATCAAGAGCACGTTTTTCTTGAGCAACTTTATTTGATAGTGCAGGGAAACTTGGTATTACAACGTTTGCTAAAACAAGTTTATCGTTTTCAATTTGAGGTGGAACAGGCTGTCTTGCTTCTTTACCTTTAATTAAATTAATTTGACCATAAGAGTCAGAAACAAGTGCGTCAATACGCTTAAGATAATATTCAATGTCTGTTGTTGCGCTCTCATCTATTGCTGGAACTAGAGGAGCTCCTAAATCTGCAAATGTTGGTTTAGTAAGTCCAACACTCGGTAATGCTGACCCTGCGTTTGCGTTGGATTCACTTGAGCCGTAATCTGCATTAGTTTCTTTATCACAATGAGGTCTAAAGTCTAAGCAATCCCTAAGGTTAAATATTAACCCTGTGTCACTTACATGTACCGGTATGTCATTTCTATCGAGCGTATTAGGATAACTATTAATTGAGTAAAAGTACTCACCAGTGGACGATGAGGGTTGGAATACCTTAACATTAATTAAGACCGTGCCATCAGCTGGTTTAACTCTACCAGGAATATATTCCATATATGATAAGTCATAGTACTGGTCTTTTTGATTTGTTTTAAGTCTAAAGCTATCTGTTACGTCAAGTCCAGTAGAATCTTTAACTTCTAAAATTTCAAATACATCTGGGAAACCTAAATTGTATTTTGTATTAGCTGGGGTTGCGATCAGAGATGTTGTCACTTTAACCCAAGTTTCACGAATAACTTTATTATATGAATCAATACCATTAGAACCTGTGCCAACTAATCTTCTGTTATGATAAACATATACATTAGAGTTTGCACTAGAGTCAATAGTGAAATCCATCTGAGAATTATTTAATGATTTTGTTATTCCACTTACTGTCCATTGAACACCGTTATCAGCAATAACTAAAATATCGTTTTGTTGACAATCAAAATCTTCACCAGGATTTGCTGTAAGAGTTATAGCTCCTGCTGAATGTGTAGCAGCAACTCTTTGTCTAACAGGTACTAATGTATCTGTCAACTCAAATGTTCCTAATATGCTTGAGTCAAATAATAATGGCTTCTTGCTTACTTCTTTTAATTTATTACCAACTGAAATATATCCGTTTCCATCTGATACTCTATCTAAATTTGAAATGCTTCCACTTAACTGAACAGCTGCAAGATAAAGTCTTGTAGGAGTTAAGTTGATAGCAATTGCAGTACCAATAGTTACGCTACTTGAATCTTGTAAAGTAATTGGTGTGTAGTCAATATCAATACGACCACTAAAACCACTCACATCAACATAGTGACCATATTGTGTTCCAATACTTTGGTTGTTAACTATTTCTGTTGCTGCAATTTGGTCAATTTGAATACTTTGCTCACCAGAGTTTTCAACTCGGAAACCTTTGACATATGCTACGCCTTGACCTACAAGTGCATGAACTTGTGAATTGACTTCACCTTCTGGTATACGGTCATCTGTAGAAATTGGAAATTGTTCTAATACATAGTTACCTGACTCTTCATATGTTCGTCTAGCCATTTCTTCGCCTAGAACATTATATTGAGAAACATCTCTAAGCCCAACTGCGTTTCCGTTTTGGTAACGAATTAGTGTGAAGAAGTCAGAATCTGCTGCAGCTGCAGCAGGTGAAAGAATACTTAATGTTGGAGTAAGTTTTAATCTGTCTGCACCAGGTGCATTTTCGTTTTTAGAACCGTATGCATTATCATATAAACTGTTGTCTTGTAATGCATTAATTTGTGATTCTGTTACTTGGAAACCAACAGATTTATCAGCAGCAACCTCACTATAATTTTCAACAATGAGTGTTTGTTCTTCTGCAAATATGAAATGACCTTTTTGGAATACAATACCAGGTGACATTTGAATACCAAATGCTTTACCTACTCTATCACTACCTGATGCTGTTTTTGTATTACTGTCAATAGCGAATACTGGATTTGTTACTGCTAATGGAGCTTCAGTACCACGCTTATATTTAAAGAGTTCAATACTAAATGTTTCGTTAACTGTATATTCAGTATAATTTGTTGTTGTATTTAAATACTTAATCCAAAATGTACTTGGTGTTGCTGTAGCATTAGTACCTTTAACACCTTTAATAATTTGAGCTCGCAATCCAGAGATAGAGCCTACCATTACATAAACATAGTCAACTTCAATATCGTCTACACCAGGTGACTCTACAACAACTCTACTTTCATATTCAGACGGGTCGAAACCAGCAGGAGCTAAAAGTTTAACATATTTTAAATCTTCATAGTTATTAAAAGTACAACCTTTAACAATACTACCTTCTTTAAATATATTGTCACCAAATTGTTCAATCTGGTTTTGCAGAATGCTTTGTAACTGTGTGAGCTCACGAGCTTGAACCGCAAATCCCGGCTTAAACAAGATTCGATTAAATTGTTTATCTTGGTCGTAATCGTCAAAATATGGCGATTGATTGAGATTTGTGTTAATAGGCATTTATATTATTTCCTTAAAATTCCAGTACAAACTTAAATTCCTCACGAGATAGGTCGGTTCTTGCTAGTGGGAAGAAGTTCTCCATAAAGTAGACTTCACCAGTCTTTTGCATATAATTTGATAATGTAACGTTTGTTGTTACCGGATTATTTATATTGATAGTCTGGCCTGTTTCGTTTCTAAATGGTAAAGTTAAATCTAATGGTACATCGTTTGTGTTATTTGAATGTAATTGACCCGTATTTGCATTATTTGGGAATGGTCCTAAATACTCAGCAATATAAACTGTATTTGCTGATGAGTCAATTTCATGTATTTTTCCACTAAATGTTGTTTCATTGCTACTATTGACTTGTATGACTGTACTATTTGCTGTTAGTTTATTGTAATCATCTGTTACTACTGCTATTCTGTTGTCGAATATATTAGCAGTAAATCCACTATCAAATTCAGGTGATCGCACAATACCTACACCACCGTAAGTATTAACATCACCAATTTGAGTATTGTCTTCTGCTGTAATATATCCATAAAAACTAAAGTGTTTACATTTTAATTCATCAATTAAATTAAAACCGTGGCCACCTGGGGGTGATAAACGAGCTCTTGCTAATGCTCGTACATCTGTTGTTGTATTATCTTCTGGTAAAAATTGATTAGTACCAGGGTCTATTACTTCTATTGTTGCATTAGTGTAATCACTTCCTTCTTTTAAAACTGTAATACTTGCAATTTTATTGTTTACAATATTAGGTATACCTACAGCTCCTGTACCATCACCAGTAATTTTTATTCTTGGGAATATTTTAAAGTTAGCATTACTCAATACTCCAGTTGTATCTGGTGTTGGAGCACCTGTTAATAATTCAGCACCAACACGTATTTCAGCATTACCTGTATTTTCATTATAGTTATAATAAGTAATTTGGAATAAACGAGATACACCGTCTGTTGGATTAGTAGTGTAAATAAACTGACCAGTATAAAAGTTTTGAACTGGGCTAAATTCAGTAAATGGGTTAACGATTAATACGCCAGATTGAAATGGGCTTTGAAGTAGTCCGCCTCTGTGCTCTTCATATCCAAAGTTATCGTCTGGATTAGTTACCTTAATATCTGATATAGTACTATTTGTTGTTGGTAAAGGATTATTTGGATTTGGAGTTGGTACAATTGGAACATAACCGATTGCATTATATGCGTCAAATTCTAATGTTGAAATAAAGTACATATATTTCCAAACATACCCATCAGCTGTAATGTATATTTGGTTTGAATTAGTAGGGTCGTAATTAGGCGGTGTTGATGCTGTTGTACTATTATTGTTATTTAAACATTTAAATACTCGGTAATCACCAGTATCATTATCATTAGGACCAACTACTGCATAAAATTTTGTGTCAGTTAAATCTATATTATCATCATATTCAGTATATACTTGACCAACCTGCCAAGGATAATATTTAACCATAAAATGAATATCGTTAGGTAATATTTTTTTACCAAAAAGTGTTCGCTCTAAGAATCCAGCTTTAGAGGCTTGTGCATCGACTGGTGCGAACGTGTCGATACCAGATACGAAAATATAATAATCATTGTTCACGAGGTCATCTATGAATAACCTTGTCACATCTGATTTAAAACTATTACTTAATATTTCTGCCATTTGTTAGACTCTAACTGTTTTTATTATTTATTACCAGCTTCAAGATGAAAAAGAAACCTTTTGCCTAGGCCATGCTCTTCCTGTTACTGGTCTTCTGCCATTTGTTGTTTGTTCTGAACCACCGGCAATATATTTACCGTTGCCCATTCTAATTCCCCAAGGGATATGTACTCTTAATGCTGGTGTTCCGTATAGCTCTGTTAGTTCTGCACCACCGTTCTGATAATTATTATCTTTAATTCTGTTTACTTCAGTCGATGCATATAATTTGCTCGATGATAAATCTTGAGGTTGATATACACAAGTTGCACTAAGAAGATAAGAACCTGAAACATTTTGGAAATCAATTCCGTCATCTACATCTGTAGATAAGTCTGTATCTCCAATTAAATTTTCTTTTGCAGCGTTAACCATAATATCTTTTAATTTTGCAATGGATGGATATACTCCTCGCTCAGTAAAGTAATGCTCTAAAAATACTGTTGCGCATCCAGCTGCGAGAGGTGCTGCACAACTTGTTCCACTGAAATATCCCCATTTGCCATCTGAATAAGTACCAGTCGGATAGCTTGTCCAAGTATATGCACCATAAGCAGCAAAATCAATCTGAGGTCCACGACTACTATAATCGTCCATTAATCTGTTTACATCATCTTGTTGACATGCAGCAATTGTAAACTGATTATCTCCACCTGTATTTTCTGCTCTCAAAGGATATACAGTTGTTTGAGAACCCTGTGTTGAAGATGTTAAAGTATTTCTATCATTTGTAATTGTATTGGTAACATAAGTTGAACCTGCATCAACCGTAATTGATGTATTAAATCTTGGGTCTGTTGGGCTTACACCAATATGAGAATTATTACCTGCACTTGTAAATGCATAAATTCCATTATAACTATTATATTGACTCATTACTGTATCAAATGCAGAATACCTTGTTTGGTCGGGTATGGAAATCATCCACTTGTCAGTACTATCTGCAGGGTCTTCGATAACTCTTGGAATAAGTAAATTATCTACAAATGGTCTATAGTCATCGTACCAATTATTACTAACATTAGCTCTAATTTCACCAGTCATTCCACCGTGATAATCACAAATATAATCATAAACATCTCCGGCTTCTGGCATAGTTACTGTAACTGTAGATGTTCCTTGACCACTTACTCCTGCAACATTAGTTCCGCTTTTTCTGATATATAATGGATGTCCACCAGATGCTTGATTATCAATAACTACAGTATCACCCGGTTTTACAGTAATAACTCTATTACTAACTTGTGTATCACCTGCAACTTTAGCATAAATTCTATCATCACCAGTTACTTCATAAGCACTTGAGCCTGAAGCAGTCATTGTAATGTTCCAAGTTTTTGGTTTATAACTATTATTACGAGTAATTGTTTCAGACGAACCATCTGCTTGATATGCTACAATCTGACTGATATCATTTATTTTATAGAATCTTTCGTGGTCAACTCCTACGAATCCCCATGCTCCTGTTACTACAGTTGCATTACGAACTCCTGTGACAGGATTGACCGGTTTATTAATGTGCCAAGTTAATGCTGTATAGTAAGCAGTTGTTACACCATCAGCTAAATACATAACTCTTAATGAACTTTTTTTACCCCAACCACAATACTTACCACCTGCTGCACTGAGTACACCAATTGCATGAGATGAGAACCAATTTGTATTATTATTAGTTACTTGATTGTTTCTTGCTGAAGTCATTGAACTGGAAGTATCGCTCCACTCCATAGGAACAAATTTAGAATTATTACTATCCCATTCTTCAAAATCAACATGGTCTTCGTGACCTGCATTACCTGAAGCTGGACTACCTGCTTCAATAGCAACAATATCTACATATTCACCAAGATAATTGCTTTTAACAGTATCATCAAATTGATATTCAGTACCTTGAAAATAACCAAATGGCTGTGTACCATCTGCTGTTTTAAACTCGCTTGTAAAAAACATATTTAAACCAGTATTTTCTGCACCATTACCAGTAGGATTAAATTTAGTTCTGTATGTTACACTGCTTGTTTCGTATCTTGGAGTAGTAGATGGATATGATACTAATTCTTGTACATCTCTTTCTGGTCCACATTCAATTACTTTAGAACTTGCTCTTAATGTTTCTGCTTCTTCGTCAGTCAACATCATCGCAATCATACCATCCCATAAATCAAAGTTACAATGAACTTGCATTCCAGCTGCTTCATTAGCTAGAAAATCTGCTTCATCTGTCCCTGGCTGAAATATAACGTTATGAATACGTTTGCTCATTTATTTAACTCTCTAGTTTTAATACGTCAATAGTAACTGTAACTGTTCCTGCACTTCCAGAATTATTTTGTACTGCTACTGGAACCTCAGTTTCACTGTCATCAAGCCATCCCATAATAGATGGTGTGATTTTAAATTCTGTAGTACCAGAAGCTGTAGCAATAAATTCTGCAATAACACCTGAGCCATTTGATGGGTCAGTTCCTTGTGTTCTTCCTGCGTCTGCAGTTCTTGATGCTGTATCAGAATAAATCCTTACCCAACATTGTTTGTCTACTGTAACTTTTTGTAAAGCGAATGATAATCCTAACGTTGCGTATTCAACAGAACCTGAAGCACCATCTGAGATTGAAGCAGTTGTTTCTGCTTCTTGTACTCTTGAAGCTCCACCTCCACCTCCGCCACCGAGGTCTGAATTATTTGCAAGTTGTACCCAGTTACCTGAGTGTGCAAAATACGCTGCACCTGTACCATGTACATGAGCAAACATACCGTGATAAGTTGAAGCATTTGGTAAGTCACCTTCTGTAGAATAAACATTATTAAATAATACTTTATTACCACCCATATCTAAATCAGAGGCAGTTACTGCATTAATAATATCAGTGTTTGAAACCGAGCTACCACCCGATGCGTTTAATACTCCGTTACTTGCTGTTAAATTAGTACCTGCAATTGCTGTAACAAAATCAGCGATCGTGTCTTTTTTAGAATTATTAGAATCATCAGCATCAATAAATCCAATACTATCTGATGCTACATCAAGTGTTCCACCTGTTAAACTGTTGAGGTCAGTACCACCGCCTCCACCGCCGCCTGAAGCATTAATT